AAACAGTAACCCGAACCTCTCAGTCCTCTAGGGTATACGCTTGCTTTATAGGGCTGAACTTTTTATAAACCAATAAATGATAATGCTATGTTAAAGACACCTTCAAGAAGTATCGACTGGAATATCCTAGTCAGACAAGTAATCAAAGATACGAACTGTACAGTCAAAGAACTAGGACAAGCTACAGATCTACCTCCGCATAAACTATCTAAAGTTAGAACAGATGCCACGCCTTTACACGCTACGGCAGATCAAACTGTGTCTTTACTAATGGTCTTCATGGCTAATACCTCAAGAGATATTCCTATAGTGGGTGACTACTATAATGAGAATGATGAACCAATAAACCAATAGACCAATGTAGTATCCATTAATCAATAAACACAGGAGAAATAAAATATGCCAATCATTGAAGCAAACACAATCTTCAAGACTAACTTGACGAAGCATGAGTTCTATCAAGGACAAAGCACAGAGAAGTTCAGCTTACAACTGGCTTTATCTGATGAGCAAGTTGAAGAGTTGAAGAACCAAGGAGTCAAGACCAAACAGTATGAAGGTCAACCCTTGCGTAAGTTCTCATCAAGATATGCCATAGATGTCTTTGACGAGAAGGGACCAGTTGCAGCTGAGGCTCTACAAGAGTTACCTACTGGAAGTCGGGTACGGCTAGAGTATGTAACGAAGAGTCATCCTACTGCTGGTGAAGTTCCTTATGCAAAGAGACTAATGATTCTAGAGATAGCTGAAGAACAAGCTGGTGAATCTGACAAAGAGTTCTTTGAAGGAACACCATCCTAGTTATTGAATCCGAGTGGTTGCCGTAAGCAGCCAACCATAAATTATAAACCAAGGAGATAGCATGACTCATAAAAACCAACTAGAGATAAACAAACAGTGGCGTGATAAACGTAGAATGGTATTCGTACCTAATGATCTATCTGTTGTCTTAGAAGCTGATGCCAAGTCAAACCTTAGATCTATAAACAAACATCTTGAATGGATTCTCCGTAGCTATTATGAACACGACCTAGCTAAAGAATCCTCAGGAAATGAGTAAGTTTATACGGCATGAAGGTTGTCCTCAATGTGGTTCAAAGGATAACCTTGCTGTCTATGATGACCACAAGCATTGTTATTCACAAGGATGTGGTTACTATGAGAATGAAGTAGGAGCATTAGAAGGTAGAGAGTATGTCGAAGTATCTGACAAACCCATGGCACTAAGACACGATGGAGTCTATGGTGCTATAACAGAAAGAAGAATATCAGAAGCTATATCAAAGCAATACAAAGTCAGGATAGAGTATGGATCAGACGGTAAGATCAACAAACATCACTATCCTTTTACTGACAACAAGGGACGTATTGCTGCTTATAAGACACGGACTGTAGCATCTAAAGACTTTATTACACAGGGAGACTTCAAGGAAACTAAGTTGTTTGGAGAATCCTTGTGGGATAAAGGTGGCAAGTACATCACCATCACAGAAGGAGAGATAGATTGTTTATCTCTAGCTGAAGTCTTCAATGGTAAGTGGGCAGTAGTCAGTCTAAAGAATGGAGCATCCTCAGTAACTAAATCTCTACAAGGATCACTGGAGTTTCTAGAATCCTTTGACCAGATTGTTCTTGCCTTCGATAACGATGAAGCTGGGCAGTTAGCTATAGAGAAAGCATTAGAGTTATTCAGTCCAGAGAAAGTAAAGATCATGTCCTTTCCAGAAGGATATAAAGACCCCAGTGATATGCTACAAGCTGGGTTATTTAAAGAACTTGAGAACTGTTGGTGGAGATCTAAGACATGGACACCTAATGATATACAAGGTGCATCTTCTTTACGAACATCATGGATTGAAAGACCTGAGAAACAATCCTTACCTTATCCTTGGGTATGCTTAAACAACAAGACCAAGGGCTTTAGACAAGGTGAGCTGGTAACAATCACCAGTGGTACAGGCATGGGTAAGTCTTCTGTTATAAGAGAACTTGAACACCATATCCTGACAACCACAACAGATAAGATAGGGATCATCCATCTTGAGGAAACTAATGAGAGAACCCTAGATGGTCTGGTTGGTATTGAACTGAATGTCCCCTACCATCTTGATGATGTAAGAGAACAGTTCGATGATGCTACTGCCCTGAAAGCTTTTGACAAGTTGTTTATCAGAGAAGATGGGGAAGAACCTATGACCTTATACGATGGTAAAGAACTTAATGTAGATAAGATAGTAAGTCGTATACGTTTAATGGCTAAGACCCAAGGAATCAAGTGGGTTGTCTTAGATCACCTAAACCTAGTTATGTCAGGGGATACTCAGATAGATGAGAGAAGAAACATAGATGCTTTGATGACTAAGCTAAGAGAAGTAGTGGTTGAAACTAACATCGGATTGTTTGTAGTCTCTCACCTTAGTAGACAACAAGGTACACCGCATGAAGAAGGTGGAACTATATCCCTTAATCATCTCAGAGGTAGCCAAGGTATCGCTCAACTAAGTAATATAGTTATTGCACTAGAGAGAAACCAACAAGCAGAGGATGAAGAGGAGAGGAATATAGTTACACTTAGGATTCTAAAGAACAGATACACAGGAGAAACTGGAGAGACAGGCTACCTAAAATACAATAACATCACAGGTAGAATTAGAGAAACAATAAGAGAACAAGGGGTGTTTTAATGACAACTATAGTGTTCGATATAGAAACAGATGGGAAAGATCCAAGCGTTATCTGGTGTATCGTAGCTAAAGAAGTTGGTCATGGAGAAGCAATCACATTCACTGGAGATGAGGTGCTTAACTTCACTGATTGGCTGGAAGAAGTGATGAGTTGTGATACATTAGTTGGACATAACATACTAGGATATGACATACCAGTAGTAAAGAAGTTACTCAGTGTTGATCTTAATGTATATAACATTAAAGATACCTTAGTTATGTCAAGATTAGACAACCCAAGTAGAGAAGGAGGACACTCGTTAAGAGCTTGGGGAGAGTATCTAGAGTATCCAAAGGATGAGTTCACTGAATGGAGTCGGTACAGTCAAGAGATGTTAGATTACTGTATCAAGGATGTCTTAGTTTCAGAAAAGACATACCAAGTTCTAGAAAGAAGAAACCTAAATACCGTAGCTCTTAAGTTAGAACATGATACCTATAAGATAACATCAGAACAAACCAGAATAGGTTGGGAGTTTGATTTAAGGAAGGCAACGAAGCTTATGGCTTCAATCAAGAAGGAGCTGTATGACGTTGAAGATGAAGTGAGGTCGGTCTTTATACCCATACTAGAGTTCTTACCCTTAACCATTCTAAAGATAAGGTTTAGAAAAGATGGAAAGAAATCAAAGGCTTACGTCAATCAATTAGCTAAAGGAGCTTATGAGCATGACGTACATGGGTGGGGCATGGACATCTACCCAGAGTTCAATCTAGGAAGTAGAACTCAGATAGCTAAACATCTCCAACACTATGGCTGGATACCTAAAGAGTTTACTCCAACAGGTAAGCCCATAGTAAATGAAAGGGTACTAAGTGGAATAGAGATACCTCAAGCTAAACTGATAAACAAATACCTAATGCTACAGAAGAGAGTAGGTTTAATCAGTAGTTGGATAGAAGCAGTAACTATAGAAGGAAGAATACATGGGTATGTTAACTCTTGCGGAGCTGTTACAGGAAGAATGACACACTCAAAGCCTAATCTTGCCCAAGTTCCTGCAGTCTACTCAGAGTATGGAACAGAATGTAGAGAACTGTTCAAGGCAAAGAAAGGATACAAGATGGTAGGTGTAGATGCCAGTGGATTAGAGCTAAGGATGTTGGCTCATTATCTTGATGACCCTGAGTATACTAGAGAAATACTTGAGGGGGATATACATACTGTAAATCAGAAAGCAGCAGGACTAGATACTAGGGATCAAGCTAAAACCTTCATCTATGCCTTCTTATATGGTGCTGGTGAAGAGAAGATAGGAGAAATAGTAGGTAGTGGGGCTAAGAGAGGAAGATCGCTTAAGAGAGCATTTCTAAAGAACAACCCAAAGCTTAGAGACTTAAGAGAAAAGGTAAAGGAAGCAGCTAAGTATGGCTTTCTAATAGGATTAGATGGACGTAAGGTTTTAATCCGCAGTGAACACAGTGCATTAAATGCTTTGCTTCAGTCGGCTGGAGCGATAGTCATGAAGCAAGCTCTGGTTTATCTAGATGAGTATGCCAAACAATGGAACTTAGATTACAATATCGTAGGTAATATTCATGATGAAATACAGACAGAAGTATTAGATAAGGATACAATCAAGTATGGGCATCTAGCTGTAGAATGTATAAAGAAAGCAGGAGATACATTCAATATGAAATGCCCATTGGATGGAGAATATAAGGTGGGGGAAACTTGGGCAGATACTCATTAAAGGAGGGTGGATGACATTAATAGCTTGGATAATAGGGATTTTATTAAGCCCCTTATTCATAATCATAGGTTTAGTTAGTATGTTAATTGGGGCAATACATGGAGGAAGTGATGGAGAAGAAGATATATGATCTAGTACCTAACATCTACAAGGTACTGGAGACACAAGAAGCAGCTGAAGGCGTAGACGTAGAAGAAGTATTAGAAGACTTTGCAGTAAGCATGAAAGAGATGTTACGCAGAGTAATCACCAAGCAAGAAGATAAGCGTACACTGAGAATGTCTAACATAGGTAAGACCGATAGATACCTGTGGTTGTTACATAGACAGTACAAGCAAGAAGCAATGCAACCACACACCTTAATGAAGTTTCTCTATGGTCATGCCACAGAAGAATTAGTTCTAGCCTTAGTTAAGTTAGCTGGGCATGAGGTAACT